ATTCCTATTTTTTCAGGACAATCACCATCTCGCTCTAGTGCTTTACAAACAATGAGCATAGAACAATTGCAAGATATGCTTAAAACCGCTAAACCATCGAGGTAAGTTATGGCTGAAAAATTTACAAGAGAAGAAATACTAGCAGAAATTGCTCGTAAAGAAGGCGTTGTCAATCTTGGCTATCAATCTGTGCTTGAGCCAAAACAAGAAGAAACTACCCTCCAGGCGGTTAAAAAAATAACAGAGTCTTTACTTAAGGGTAGTGCAAGGGGTGTAATTGATATTATTGGCGGCTATGGCAATTTGTATGATTACCTTAAAAAGAGCAAAGACCCAAATGCTTTCTCTACTGCTGGAATATCAAAGGGAATAAAAGATATTAGTGGCATTGATATCCGAACAATACCAGGGTATCGTGGCGCTTATGAATTTGGTGCAGCTGGCGCTCCTGCGGCATTGACAAGTGCAGTTGGATTGCCTGGGCTTTTTTCCAGAACTGGAAAAGGCTTAACTGGTGAGTTTGTTGCAGGTGGATCAACTGGACTTTTAGCTCAAACAATTGCTCCCGAAAGTCCATTAGCACAAATTGCTATACAAGCATCTCCATATTTGGTTAAAGGCGGCGTATTGGGGGCAAAGGCTTATTCCGAAAACAAAGCGGTTAAAGATTTTGTAAAAGACATTCCTCCTGAGTTAGAAAACAAATTTAAGAACTTCATGGTTCTTGGACAGGGTTCTGATGACCCTGAAATTGCTAGTTTGATTCAAAGATTGCGTGTTAATCCAAAATATGCAGAACTGTTTTCAAAACTTGAGCAAGGCGCAACCAAATCAGCATTGGAAGGGATGCAGCCTGTATCAAAAATAACAGACGAAAGACAAGCCGCAATTAGCGCAACACAAGCTGTTCAAAACAAAATATTAAAGCTATTTGAAGAACAAAAAACGGCTGGTTCTACTGCCTTTGAAAAAGCAAAAGAATACGGCGGTGGTCGAGGAGTAGTAAGCACAGAAAATATGTTTTCTAATGTTGAAAGACTGCTGGATAGATATAGAAAAGGGGCAAATGATAGCTCTAAAAATGCTGTTACTTTTTTGGAAAACTTTAAACAAAAATTGGCAAGTCCTGAAATTTCAGTTGAAGAAACAAGGCGGTTAATTGCTAAAGGAATGCCTCAAACAAACAGATTAACTGTTGAGCAAACACAATCGTTGCTATCTGAGTTTGGAAGAAAAGCTGCACAAGGAGAGTCTTTGATTAAGGACATTTCTTTGACAGACCAGAAAGTGATTAGTTCTGCCATCTTTGGCGGTCTTAAAGATGATTTAAGAGCATCAAGGCTTTTAGCAAAAACTCCTGATGATATTGCCGCTACAAACCTGTTGATTACAGCTAGGAATAAGGTTCAAAAAGCATCTGAGGCTTACAACGATGCTATTGCTCAAGGAATTCCTAGTTTCTTAAAAGACAAGTCTTTGTCTGAGGTTTCTTTTGACAAGTTGTATGGAGAATACAAAAATCTTGACTTATACAATCGTGGTTTATTTAGACGATATGTAGAAGATACTGATGCAGAAGCATTGAAGTTTATTGACAAAAATGTTTACGATGACTTTATCAATTCAGCCAAAAAAGAAAATCGTGCTGGAGTTTTGTCAGTTGACCTGGGAACATTAGCATCAAACTGGGAAAGTTTGCCTAAAAACTCTAAGGATGCCCTTGTTCAATCGCTTGGCACAAATGTGGATGAGTTTAACAAGCGCATGAAAGATGCAGCAATATTTTCTAGAAAAATGCAAGTCGGCGTTGTTCCTGAAGGAGCAGATACTGTTCCTCAAGGCTTAAAGTCTAGTGTGGCAGCTACTGTTGGCGCTGGTGCAGGATACGAAATGGCAAAAACAGCTCAAGTTGGACTTGATTTGTTGAACATGGTTAGTAAAAGTGGATTAAGTGATGATCTGGTTATGAAGGCTTTGTTAACTCCAGAAGGCGCACAGTTTCTAAGGGCTGGTTCTTTAACTCCAAGATCACAGCAGACATTGGATGCTTTAACAAGCATGACTCAATCTACGGCTATTCCTAAATTTATTGGGGCACAAGTAATGCGTGGTGGGCCACAAATGAGCATAGAAGCGCCAACAATTGCGACTGAGCCATCAATTACTCCTACTGAACCCGTTATGGAAAACCAGCCTTTTTCAAGAGAAGAAATAGAAGCGGAGTTGATGAAAAAATTGGCAGAAAGACAACAGCAAGAGCAACAACTAGCTCCTGCCAAATAAGGGGCGTAAGATTGATCCTCTCACCCTTCTGGCGATGGCAAATGGCTGTGTCGCAGCTATTCGCAAAGGCTGTGAACTCTATAAAGAGGTCAAGGGAACTGTTGCCGCAGCCCAAAAGACTGTTAAAGAGGTCACGGCTATTGCTGAAGAAGTGGGTGGCTTCTTTGGGTTCTTTAAGAAGAAAAAGCCCAAGCCCACAGCAACTCCAGTTGCAGCCAAAGCAAAAAAGGCAGAGGCCGAAATTTGGGATGAAGGTAGAGTTGTGGCTGATCTGGCGGCGAATCTCTCGCAGTTCTTCAGGGTTCAGCAACAGCTTGCAGACCACATTCGAGAAGAGGAAGAGAAGTCTAAAACTGTTTATGACCCAAGCCAAAACATCATGGAGTCGGCGCTAAACAGAGAGTTAGCCAAGACGCAGTTTGAGAAGTTAGCCAAAGAGATTCGTGAGATTATGGTGTATCAGTCACCCCCAGAATTGGGTAACTTGTACACCAGGGTGAACCAAATGAGGGTCATCATCATTGCTGAACAAGAAGAAGCAAGATTGGCCCAGGAAAAGAAACAACGAGAGGTTGAATGGCAACGCAGAAAGGTAATCAGCGCAATCCAAGACAAGGCAATCTACGGGGTAGCCTGTTTAGTGTTCGTCCTGTACCTAGTCCTGTTCTTCAGCCTTCTAATAATGGATCGAAAGGTAAGATGGGGTTTCTAGTCGCATTAGTTGCTATGGTGCTGGTTTTTGTCCTACTGCTTCCGCTGATAGGAAGCATTTACTATGACACATTGGCTGCACAAAAGGAAAGCAAAATGCAGATTGAGCGCATGGAAAGACTGCGCCAGCAATTGGAGTACGAGCGTCAACAACTAGATAGGCAACGCAATGAATCAAAATAGGTTTCTGTGGGGCGTGATCGTCATTTCATTGGCTTGCGTTATCTTGTTGTCTGGATGTGAAGACAGGTACAGATATGTTTGCCAGAATCCTGATAAATTTGACCTTCCTGAGTGCCAAAAGCCCAGATGCTTGTTCACCCAAACCTGTCCTGAATACCTTGTAGCACCTATCTTGACCACCAAAATTGACCCTCCAAAGGTTGAAGAAAAGAAGGCCGATGATGACAAAAAGTAAATACTCTCCTGAAGACCTAGAAGTTCGCATTTGGGGCTTTGTGGTGGTGATGATTACCATCATTTTGTTTGGCATCGTGTTCTCATTGCTTTATTCGGTTACTTTTGTAACTCAGCCTATCAAGAGCATGGCTCCCATCGATCAAGCCTATACCAAGATGCTGAACGACATTGTTTTGCTGATTGTTGGTGGTATCGGTGGGATTGTTGGCAAACGGGCCGTTGGTACTGTGACAAGCCCAACGCCTACACCTCATATTTCAGCGCCTCCTACGCCTGTTCCTGCCCCTCCTAGCCCTCCTGCCACTTCCACCTGGACTTCTCCCTCTGGCGCTTTGCCTGCTTGGGTCAATCCACCTTTAGATGAAAGTTGGACACCCCCACCACCCCCCACTACTCCACCCCAGCATTTGGAGTCTGATTCTGTGCGTGAAGAAATCGCTGCGGCTCGGCAAGAGGTAAAGAATGCTTAACCCGTACTTCATCATTGGAGCAATGATTGCTGTAGGCGGTGCTTACGGGTACGGGCATCATGTTGGATGGGGTGACAGAGATGCTGAGATGCAAGTTGAGATTGCCAAAAAGAATGATGAAGCAAGAGAAAAAGAGCGTGAACTTGCTCAACAACTGAATGACCAATCAACCAAACTTTCGGAGGCCAACAATGTCATCACTCAAAAACAGTCTTCTCTTGATTCTGCTATTCGTGCTGGTAGGTTGCGGCTCCCGTCCACAAGTTGTGTACAAGCCCCCGCAAATGCCCCCACTCCCACCGGAGATAGCCCAAAAGAAAGAAGTGAACCTGTCAGACAGGTTTATGAAACTTCTGACTCCGACAGAGCAACCCTCGCAGCCATTGCCGAAATCATTGCCCAAGGCGACAGAAACACGGCCCAATTGAATGCGTGTATTGACAGTTATAACAAGGTAATGGGGGTGATAAATGGTAAATAGTGAGCAACTAAAGAAACTCCATATTGGGGCTGAGTGGGTTGATGCCCTTAATGAAACCTTCAACACTTTTGGCATTGCTACACAGCGCCAGCAAGCCGCCTTTATCGGGCAGTGTGGACATGAGTGTGGGCACTTCAAGACCCTGGAAGAAAACCTCAACTATCGTGCTGAAACCTTGATGAAGCTATGGAAGACAAGGTTTCCTACGATGGAGATTGCCAACCAATATGCCAGGAATCCAAAGAAGATTGCCAACAAGGTGTACAGCAGTCGTATGGGCAACAGAGATGAGGCATCTGGTGACGGGTATCGGTTCAGAGGCCGTGGGTGCATACAATTGACGGGCCATGCAAACTATTTCCATGCTGGTCAAGCCTTGGGAGTTGATTTCGTAATGGAGCCTGACCTTGTTGCTACGCCCAAGTATGCTGCACTCACTGCTGGTTGGTTCTGGTCAACCCACAACTGCAACAATCTTGCTGAAGCTGCTGATTGGACGGGATTGACCAAGAAGATCAATGGTGGGACTATTGGCCTAGATGACCGAATTAAGCACACTAACGAGGCTTTTGCGGTTCTTGGCTCTTGAGTTTTCCACGATTGAATATCTTGTGTTTCTTAAAGAAGTACAAGATAGCTTCATAGTCAATGCCAAACCTTTTGGCAATCTCTTTCTTGCTCAGGCCATCTTTCCATAGCGTCAATGCTCTGGATTCGTTGATTTGAGTGGGTTTCCTGCCACTTCCAGGTCTTGCGCCACCCTTAGTCTTCATTGAGCGCTAACCAAACCATGATGCAAACGCCTCCAATGGCTAGTGCAATGCCTAGAAATCCTATGGCAAAGATTGTGATGATTGTCTCAATCACAAAACCCCCCTCATCTCCCATCCTGCAATAAAGTAGTTCCAACGTTGTTGCATAGCGGGGTTGATGTACTTGTACATCGAATTTGTTGCTAAATCAGCCTCTGTATAACCCTTTGAGCACATTAGGGCGTGGAATACTTGTCGAGATTTCATGTTAATCCTTTGGTGGTGTGCAAGTGTGAATGTGCGTCATGTCTTTGGTGCGTTTGCCACATCTAGGGCAGAAGTTTTGCTCTGTGCTTCGTGGTGGCACTGGTTGTGCATCCAACATATCTCTACACGCAAGGATGGATGCAATGTCATCACTTACAGGCTCTGTGCGCTGTGGTGGGTAGTTGTTGCTACTGCAAGCAACACATTCATAAAGCACCTCTGCTTTGCATTCGGGGCATGTAGGCTCTTGCTCAATCTCCTGCCCAAGCCTCTGTGTCTCACGCATGGCGTAATCTGCCAATTGTTTTTTGAGTGCGGCGATTGCTTCTTGCCGCTTTTCCTCAACCTTTTTCGGCCTGTTCATTGCGGGCCATTCAAATATGTGATCATTTTCCAACGCCTCTACCATCTGTTTCAATACTTCAATCATGCTTCCCTCGCTTTCAGCATTGCGTCTGCCCATTCGTAGGCTTTTCTAGTGCCGTCTATTAAGTTAAGGACACCAATAAATTCTTGCATCGCCTTGGCTGCAAAGTAATCGCGCAGGGTCATGCCGTTTTGGTCAATATCATATTCTTTGGCAATGTCTGAATGTTCAGACTTTATGAGCAGTGCTTTTTGTTTGCCTGGAAATGCTGGTGGGTTGTTCATTTTGTTTTGAGTTTCCTTATGTACACAGTGAATGATTGAATCGTGTCTTTGCCAAATGCCAAACTGCATTTCTCAATGTGTTGGGCGACTTCTTCAATCACTTCATTTCGCGCATTGTTCTCAACATAACGCATGATCTGGTGCTTGCGTGAGCCTTGCAGACCCCAATCACCTTGTCTGCGACTGAGTTCATCAAACGCTTCATCTTCAGGTTCTTTCATGTTTTTTCCTTTAGATAAAACTCCATTGCAATGCGATATGGGTCGAGCAGGGGTAAAGGCTGATTGTTGTAGTAGTAATAGGTTGGCTTGCTTTCATCCACCGAAGTAACAACTGTGCCGTCAACAATGTGGTGATACCTTGTCTTGTCCTCTCGGATTGCATAGCCCTCTGCCTTTGCCACTGCCAGCTTCAATTCAAGGCTACCAATGGGCACATAGTTCTTGATGGTGTCATTCCTGTCAATCAGTTCTTTCACTTGCAATCTCCTGATCGTTACGCTTGATTTCATGCTTCAGGTATGCCAAATCAGCATAGGACAACTCGTCTGTTATGTCCTTAATTTCCAAGTTAAAGCGCATCCACTTAACTGTTTTCTCACAATATGAGATTAAGCCAACAGAGTCATCACCCTCATGCCATTGGTAATCAACCTCAATGCGGTCAATCTCTGGATTGAAGTCATCGTCTACCCACTCAAAAGGCACAAATTCAATTGTTGTCATGCTTGCCCCCTTCTCCATGTTGTTCAGCCTTTTTAATAAAAATAGGCAAGTTGTCAATTGATTTAAGAAGCCGAGAATATTCAAAGTTATCCGCTTTAGCTATAGCCATATAACCCCCCCATTTTGTTAGCCAAATGCAAGTAACTTTCATGCCAGCTTTGTTTGCCAGCTCAATGGTTTCATCATTGGTCATCATTCACTCCTATCTGTTCAATGTCTTGTGCGGCAAGGAGGGCATCCAGGGCCACAGATTTAAGTATCACAAGGGCACTCTCTGGCAAGGATGGATTGAGAGCCTTATGAGCTTCTACATCCTGCCAGAAAGCATTTAAACGGGTTGTTTGTTGTTGGTTCATGCGCCAATTCTGCCTTGTCTGACAGAGATTGGAATAGGTATTTACCCTAACTTACGCATAACCCTTTGGAGTCGCCCAGAAACGCCTTTACGGGTTCCAATGACCTCAATGAAGCCCTTGTCAATAAGCGCCTTGTATCGGGCTGTGACGCTTGAATAGGGCAGGAATGGCAGTTTGGCAAGCACATCATCTGAGATACAACCATCTGGCCCATAGGCTGCAATGGTTTCATAGACCAAGGACTCCATCTTTGTGGTGTCGATTGCCTGTGCTGCTTGGTGGGAAGTGGCAGGGTCTTCTTTGCGAACCAGTTTAAACGGCGCAGTTCCAAAGAACTTTTCGACTGCACCACCAAACCAAATTTTGTCTAATTTTGTCATGTCAACTCCTATTAAATTGGGGCCGTAGCCCCGTGAGGTTTATCAAAAGGGAATATCGTCATCCGCATAAACTATCTTTTTGGGATTAGTTGCTGGAGGCTGTGCATCCTTGGGATTGACTGCCAAGCCCATGAACTTGCCACTCTTACCCTCTTTAATCCATGCTGAGAGCCAATACTCTTGACCTCCAACAGTGATGTTCCCCTTGTAATCAGGTTGGTTAGCTGATTCCTTTTTGTCGTTCTTAAACAAAACGCCAGAGTTGTCTTTCTTTTCCATATTAGCCTTTCAAGCCTTTCAAAGATTCACCATGTTTTTTCAATGCGCTGCGAACATTACTTGGAAGCAATGCCCATAGAGCCACCTTTTCCTCCTGGTCAGTGATGCCCAGGTATTCTTCATAAGCACCGATCAAATCGCTTGCCTCGAATCTATCTTGAACAGCAATGGCAACATCCGCAATGATGTTTTCCCTGTTCTTGTCAACAATGACTCCATCTGTAGGTTTGATTGTTGCTCCACCCTCTGGAATATCCTCTCCAGCATAGATGTACAAGCCAAGACCATGCAATGACAATGCTTTAGTCATGCAACGCATGATGGCTGTATTAACTTGAAATGCGTCTGGAGCGAGGATTGCTTTGTTGCGATAGTCCATCACAGGCAGTTGGCAGGTCATTGGTTTGCCAAACATAGTGACAGTTACAAACACCATTGCAGTGCCGTTAATGTCCATGAAGCACTTGTCTCCAAACATCTCCACCTTATAGGTAGCGTCTGAATCAGCCTTTAAAGCCTCTGCCCAGGCCCAGGCCCATGAAAGGTATGTGAGATTGTTTTTCTTCTCTGTGTGATCGTTGACATTGGTTGCGAGAAGTGCATTGATTGATACTTTTCTGTATGCAATTGTGCTGATTGTTGTTGAGGTCATTCGTAACTCCTGTTAAGTGAGATTTAATTTTGTCAGACTTTGTTGAGAATTCTATAGGTGTTTTCCCTAACTTGTTCACATTGGGCTTGTGTGATCCACATTGTCAGCAAGGTCAGTTGGCTTTGAATTGTTTGAATGTCAGCCGTGAACCCTGCGTAGTTTTTGTTTAGACACTTGCTCTCCAGTGCTTTGGTCTTTTGCTCGATTGCTATCAGCATTGTTGCGTAATCGTTGAAGTCGCTCATCTTTGGCCTTTTGAAATGTTTGTGAAATGTCTGTGTTTGCGTGATTCGTATATACAAATCTAGGGTCTGTGATTGAGACTGACGGGTAAGTCATCCTTGCTGGAATTTTCTTTTTCTTTTTCTGCGATGTATCTGAGTTGGGAAGTGGTGTCCAAATCTCGAAATAGGATGCTATCGCCTTGAATGCCGTCTTCAGCAGAACAATCGGACTCATGTGATAACTCATCGGTGTATTCCTTGATAATGTCTTGCAAGCGTGATTTCATTTTCATGTTGTCCTCACTCATCAAACATTTGTTGAAAAGGGCCATCCATTTTAGCTTCCATGATCTTTCGCTCATCAAGGGCTTTCTGGACTCGTTCAATTCGCAGGTTGCGATAGTGCTGGAGTTCTTCAATGTCATCAACCCAAGGGGTCTTGACAACATCAAACACTCGCAGTTCAGCCCTGCGGCGCACCTTGAGTTCTACACGCTTCATCACGATTGATGCAACATCTTCAGCATGGTTTGCTTTGATGGCCTCCACCAGAGCAACGCTGTCTGCAATGGCATCAGCAATATCATCTGGGTCTAACTCCTGGACTATCGCCCAGCACTCGTATTTGAATTGTTCCTCATCAGTTGGCATTTGTAACTCCTGTTGACCACTGCCAAATAGCAGTGATAGGACTGTCGCACAGAAAAAAGATGCAGGGAATAGGTGTTTTCCCTAGTGCAAAAAACTATAAAACCCATCATACTGAGGTTTTTGGAGACAATCAAATGCGTTTAAACCTCACCCATCGAACACTGCTCAAGCGCCTATCTAATGGCCCAAGGACAATGCTAGAGATGACCCACAGCTATACAGACAACAACTCTGTATCGTTTCACTATCAAAGATACCTGCCCGATTTGGAGCAATTTGGTTATGTCATCAACCATCAAGAGAAGTGGCATTTAACTGAGTATGGGCGCATGGAGATGAATCGGGCCATCAGTGGTGCAGCTATGCGGATTGAGAATGGGTCTGTCAAAGAAATCTATGATGGCAAGGAACTGCGGAGGAATGTGTTTCGTAGGGGTTGTTACGACTTCTTACAACTTCCTAGCAGGTTTGGGGATAATTTTGTACCCAGGAAAACCCCTACTTGACAACCTGTTTTTTTATGGTGTACATTTCGTTCGTCAAAAGCGCTGACCCGCATAGACGAAACATGAGGCCATTTACTCATGCGTTCACCCCGAAAGGGACAGTGGGTCAGCACTGGAACGCAGTAGTAAGTGGCCTTTTGCGTTCTAGACCGTACTCCACACGATAGTAACGAGTCTGCATGGACTGCATGGAAGAAAACACCGCACCCTACACACCCAAGGGCAAAAGGCGAACAGCGTTGGTTGAGCGACTGTTGAAGCATCTGGTACACGGTGGAAAACAAGGCCAGATGTATAAGCGAATCAACCCGTCAAGCGCACTTGGGGCTTTTCTAGTTTTTCAATCTTAAAAGGAGTCAATAATGAACACTGACAAGTCTGGAGAGGGAAGGATACTCAGTCTATCCACCCTTGGAGAACCTATGTCTGAAGAAGAGTTTGAGGACAAAATGAACACATACGAGTTGGAAGACCGATATGCAGAGTACATTGAGTCGCAACACCCTGTTGGTAACAATCATGTCTTGATAAGACTGATGGAAAGAGGGGATTATTATGAAGACTTCAAAGAGTACATGATGAGTGGGGGCAAATGATGTTTGAAGCCTTTTGGAAGGCATGGCCTAGTAGTCCCAGAAAAGGGGCTAAATCGGCCTGTAAGAAGGTTTGGGACAAGTCCTACTGCGATACCCAAGCAGACCAGATCATCAAGCACCTAGCCTGGATGAAAACAACAGAGCAGTGGCTGAAGGCAAATGGGGCGTTTATCCCTGCTCCCTTGGTGTATCTGAACCAACAACGTTGGGATGGCGCAGAAGTGCCTGAAATGGCCTCTAAACCAGCCGTAGACCCTGCCCTAGCCAAGATCAAGGCAGACATTGCCAAGGCAGCACCTATGCCCGATCACATTAAAGAGCGTTTGGCTCAATTAAGGCGGCAATGAATGAGTTGGCTCTTTTCGCAGGTGCTGGTGGAGGAATTCTTGGGGGAAAACTGCTTGGATGGAGAACAGTCTGTGCAGTCGAGTGGGAACCCTATCCAGCAAGCGTACTGTGCGCCCGACAAAATGACGGACTTCTCCCGCCTTTCCCGATTTGGGATGACATACAAACCTTTGATGGCAAGCCGTGGAGAGGAATTGTTGATGTCGTATCGGGCGGCTTTCCATGTACCGACATCAGCGCAGCTGGCAAAGGAGCAGGAATTGATGGAGAAGCCTCTGGAATGTGGCGAGAAATGGCGAGGGTCATTTGTGAAGTACGACCCAGATTCGTCTTTGTGGAGAACTCACCAATGCTCACTTCTAGGGGACTTGGACGAGTTCTTGGAGACTTGGCCACAATGGGGTTTGATGCGAGATGGGGAGTGTTGGGAGCAGCAGATGTTGGAGCGCCACATCAGAGGGACAGGATGTGGATTGTCGCCGAACAACATAGACAGCTTTCATACGCCCAACACGACAGGACTGGATGGCGGGAGCAACAGTCGCAGAGCATTGAAGAAAAGAATCCAGATGTGGAGAACACCAGATACAGGTGCGGGTGGGACAAGCGGACTACTGAAAGAGGGCAAGACTCACAGGGAGAATGGGCAACCGATTCAAATCAGGCTTGTAGACCAGGTGAACAACCCGCATCTATGGCCTACACCATGTTCAACAGACTACAAGGGATCAGGGAAAACAGGGCAACTCAGGGACAGACCGGACTATGCCGTGGAGAGGGGAGCCACCAAGTCCAAGACTTATGGGGAACAGCAGATTACTGGTCAATTGAACCCACCATTCCCAGAGTGGCTGATGGGGTGGCCGCTAGGGTGGACAGACTTAAAGCCATTGGCAATGGACAAGTCCCATTGTGTGCAGCAACCGCTTGGAGAATCCTAAATGAGGAAAGGAGACAGGCATGACTGAACAGCAATTTGAAGCCGCAATGAGAACATTTAATCTTGAATTGGAATACAGAGACTACATCATGGACAGGGCCAGCCTTGAAAATGGTGATGGGATTTTCCGATTGATGAACAGTGGTGATTATTATGAAGGCTTCAAAGAAAAGATGACAGGAAACCAAAATGAACAAAGATGAAGCCCACCACTTGCTCAACAAACGAAAACAAGGTTTTGCCGTTCCACTCTATCTTGTCAACTCAGCCCTTGTTGTATCAGGAGACCTTGGAATGGCTTGTTTACCTTGCCAAGCAACCTGGGTGGAAAGCACAGGCATGGCACAGGGCGAAGGAATTAGAGAGTTGTTCCACCCATTTGTGGATTGGAATAACAACAGATTTGACGAACCACATGAAAGCCCAATATGACCATTTGGATCGGG